CAAATTGATGTTGATCTAAAGCAACTGTAACTGACTTATCAACTATATCTTCAAACTTAGAAATATCTTCTAGTAATAATTCTTCTGCTCTTGCTTTAGATATAGACATACCCATTTCAATACCATGGGTGCTTCCAAAACCAATTGTTGGAACTCCTGCTGCACATTTATAAGAATTTAATTCACAACCTTCAAACTTTTTAATTAACGATAATCCTTCTATTGATATTTTCATATCTTTACTCCTCTGTATTTGTAGTAACTGTTTTATAATAAACCACAACTTCTTTAAGTTCATTTATATATCTCTTTAATTCTTGCATGTTATAAGCCATTATTTCGTAATCAGGTATAGTCATTGCTAAAAATACTAACTCACCCTCTTGCTCTTCTATCATTGCAAGTTTATCTTCCCAGTTATCTGGTGTGATAACTATCCACATAGGTTCTTGTAAATCAATTTCTCTAGGCATGACAGGTTGCACTATCTTTCGCTCTAGAGGTTTTGTTGTAACTTCTATCTGTTTAGTTGGAATTAGGCTGCAACTGCAAACCATCATCAAGAGAGTCAACTGTACCGCTAAGTTTCTCGATTTCTTCCATGATATGTTTTGTACCATTATTTATCTTCCTTTCCATTTTTATAGGGTCTGCAAGTATTTTTGCAGCCAATTCATAATTCTGTATAAATTTTGTATATCTATTAAGTTCTTTTTGTGCCTCTTGGCTTTTAAGAGTTAATATATTTAATTGCCCTGATTGTAATTCAAAGTCAGCTTGAATAGATTTAATTGCTTCTTCTTGTGATGCTATAGCATTTTCTAAAATAATATTATTAGCAGATAATACTTTGTTTTGATTATACAAATAGTAAGAAGTAAAACTTAAAGTTAATATAACTGCTAGAAAAAATTGTTGCATTCAATATCCTCAATAATATAATTTAAACCTATTGCACTTCTATATTCAATAAGTCTATTATTCTCATCACGAAATTTAAGATGTTTATCTTTTTTAGTAATTATTTTTTTAGATATATAAGTACGATCATCAGAATCACCATATTCTTTATTAAAAGAAACTGTGACTTTATATCGTGTTCTAAATAGTTCTAGAACCCAATTTAGAATTAATTTTAATTCCATGTATAGACCTGTAATGGTTTAGACTTACCTTTAACCTGTATTGGTTCTAGTAATTTTAACTTAAATTTAGACTTTTTGGCAGTTTCTTCTCCTATCAACACTCCTACTCCTGCAACTTTTGTACTTGATTCTAATCTTGCTGCAACATTACATGGATCACCTATAAGAGAAAATGCAAATCTGTCAGTAGCTCCAAAGTTTCCTGCTATACATACACCTGAATTTACTCCTATTCCTATAGCTATTTCTGGTATACCTTCTTCTTTAAATTTAATATTTAACTGGTCTATATTCTTTTCTATTTCTTTAGCTGCTTCTAAAGCTAAGTTGTGATGGTCATCTTGTGGAATAATTGTATTCCAATGAAACATGCCAGCATCACCAATAAATTTATCAGTACAACCAAAATATTTATTAGCTGCTTTAACTTGAACATCTAATACATTGTTCATGATGTATGTAACCATTTCAGGTTCTACTGATTCTGATAAGCTAGTAAATCCTCTAAGGTCTGTAAATATAATACTGCAATCAACTCTATTACCATTTACTTTACAAAGTTCTGGATTGTCTTGTAACTTCTTAACCATTCTAGGATCAAGATATTTACCAAATTGTTTTTTAACTTGTTGTCTTAATTTATATTGTTCTCTAAATCTTAAATAGAAAGCTATTGATCCTGTTATAAATTCTGATATTAAAGTCCAAGTTACATCTATTAATAAACCTTTTTGTATAAGATAGTAACCACCTAAAGCTGTAGAAAGCATTAAAATGCTAGCTATACCTATGCCTAGAGTTATACCAAACCAATGCAACACAAGCCATGTGAGTGTTACAAAAAAGGCAAAAATAAATAATTCTGCTGCTAAACTCCAATCTGGTATTGTTGGAGAGTCTTGAATTAAAATTGATTCTGAAAGAGCTGCTTGTATTTTATGAGGTTCTAACAAACCAACTGGAGTTGCAATTTGTGGCATAACTCCATTAGCAGTTACTCCAACAAAAACAAACCTACCAGTTACATCCATTTCTTTTAAAGTTGTTTGTGGTGTATCAACCCAGCTAATCCACTTACGACCAAAGCTATCTGTTTTAACTGGTGGTATTCCTCTTATTGCTATTTCTTGAATACCATTATCATTTGTAGTGATAATGTAAGTTTTAACTTTAAATAAAGCTTTATATATTTGTGTGCCGAAAGAAGGAATCCATTCATCATTTGGTGTTCTTACTAATAATGGTATTCGTCTAACAAGTTGGTCAACTTCAATGGGAGCAATGGCTAGACCCTGTAATGTATTTTTGCTTAGAGTGTTCAGGTTTTCCTTAACTCCCTCAGTAATCATACCACCAATATCATTGCCTTTAACAACTGTGCCTGTAAATTTAGGATAGTTACCTTTTCCATCTTCAAACATAGCAATGACAGATGGTGCATATCCTAGCGTTGTAGCAAAGGCTTCATCACCACCCATTCTATCAGCTTGTGGAAATGACATAACCCAACCTACACCTATAGCACCTTTTTCTAATAGTTCTACTTGTATTTCTGCAAGTCTTTTTCTTGGTAAAGGATAACCGCCTTCATTTTCTACATCTTCTTCTGTAATATTTAATACAACAAAATTACCAGAAGGTTCGTATTTTTTAACAAAAGTATCAAATGTTTTTAATTTTAATATTTCTGTTGGAGTTGATTGATATAACAAAGGTAGAATTAGTATTATAAGTATTATGAATATTAATTTCTTCATTAATCACTCTGAGTTATAGTTATATTAGAATCACCACCACCATTAATCTTAACAACATTACTAACTCCGTCTTGTATAAGAATTAAAGTATAAGAATTATTTCCATTCAAATCTAATCTAACAGAGTCATTTACTTTTCTTCTAATGCTTATTATATCGCCTGCAACTAATGTAGTTATTTGAGTATCAGGGTCTTGTCCTATTCTAGTACCTGTTAAGTTAATACCACCTGCATCTGCTAACACATCCTCATCTTCTCCTATAGCAAGAGAGTCTAATACATTAAGCAAGTCTTCTAAAAAATTGGTGTCAAGGTAATTAATATCAAGCTCAGTAAACTCCAGCTCATCCTCGCCTAAAAAGTCTTCGTCAAGGTAATCAATATCCAAGTCATTAAAATCTAGTATATTTGCTTTGGCATTTTGTGATACTTCTTCAGTAAGAGTTATATCTTCTTTAGGTGGAGTAACAATTAACATATTGTCTATCATGTCTAATGTTAAAGATAATATAACAGGCTTGCTTGGTTTAGACTCAAAAACACTTACTGTTGTAGCTTGAAATGGTTTATTGAGTATGACACTTCCCATAGCTGTAACTACTTCTATCTCACCACTAGATAATCCATAAGCATCAGGTAATAAAATAATTAACGATTTACCAAGTTCATCTACTGTAGCTGTAAAATCTGTACCTCTTATAGCTATGTTAGCTGTAGGAGTTTTTAAAGATATATTTTGTTTATCTATTCTTCCTAAGTTACCTGTAATAAACCTAGCTGTACCAAGTCCAAAAGTAAGAGCCATCTTTGATTTGCTAGGATCAGGATTAAATATATACTCGTCTATTATTAATTGGGAATGTTCTGTCAAGCTTACTTTACTATCATCTAAAAAAGTAATAGCCATTCTTCCATTAGTGGTGACAGCTTCATCGTTGCTTTGAATTGCAAAATCTACTTCTGCATTAAACGGCTCGTCTCTTACAATCTGTGCTGAACCATTAAGTTCAGATATTCCACCAATACTAACAGCCGAGTGAAGTTCCTTGATCGTTTTGGATAATGCAAACTGTGGAAGCAGCATTGCCACCAACACTAATAACTTTAAGCCAGTCATTATCTTGTGTTGAAAGTTGTTGAATATTAAAATTTCTCTGTCCTCCAGTATGATCTAACCAAAAGTAGCCACCTGCTGAAGCAGTAACACCTGCACCAGTATAATTGACTGTATTGTCACTACCATCTATATCCATATAGTTTGTAGCTCCATCAATATTAATGTTTGATACAACTGTATTGTTAGAACCCTGAATAATCCAATCTAAGTCTAATGTAGCAGCTAAAGCTGATGTACCTTGATTTAATGTAAAGGTATTACTAGAACCTGTAACAGCTATATTTTGATTAGAGCTATCAGCTCCATATGTATTAGTGGGATCAACTTGAATAGTAAATGTATTAGTATTACCAGTAAAATTGTAAATCCCAGTAAAGTTATCTGCCCAGATATCACCAAGAAATTTATTAGTGTCACCGATCATATTTATATCTAGAGTCATTACAGTACCATCAATATCAAAAGCAGTTAAACTCCCTGCTGATGAACTAAGTCCACCTATAATATTTGATATACCTAACTGTTCTATATCCAGATTAAGCGTTACACCGCTTTGATCTAAATATATTTCGTTATCAGCCGCGTAAAGTGGCGATGCAATCATCATCACAATCAGGCTTGTTAATTTTAAGTTTTTCATGTTTCCAAAATCCTCTATCGTAACCGATAGTAATAAGTTCTAATACTGCTCCTTCTATTGCTTTCATAAGAGCAATGGTTGTTGATTCATTTCTTGAATTACCTAATTCAACTTCAACAAGCTCTGTGCCCATTTCTATAAATTTAAATACATCTTCTGATTTACCATAACTAAATATGGTTTTTTGACTTAATACTTCTATAAGTATTTCTCCTGTAGCAACTGATACCATGCGAAGACTAACTGTTATGTTATCTTCTCTGTACTGAATACTAGTACCTATTCCTAGATACCTTGCTCCAATACCTCCAGTCTCTAAATTACTGTCATAAGCGATAACAGCACCCTCTAGCAACACTCCTGCAAACAATAAAGGTGAAAGCTTCTTTTTCTTTTCTTCATCTGTAGCAAATTGTTCTCTAGCTGATCTTATAAGTTGTCTTTCTTTAGTTAAGTTATCTAAACCAATTCTTTCTACAACTCTAAAAAATTCTCCATTAGAAGCATGTTTAAGTGCTCTAATTAATAAAGTATGTGGTGCTTGTGTAACTGCTGTAGAAAACAAAGCAAACTCACTATTACTTTTTCTTTGTCCTGTTTGGTCTGTAAATGATGTTGGATATACAGCAACAATTGGTTTAATTGTTGGAGGAATAGCATTTAATAAATACTTAGATTGTAACTCGTCTATCCTTACTAAATCATGTGCTTTAAATCTTTGCTCATATGTATCTACATACTGGTCAAAGATAGAGCAACTAGAAAGTGAAGCTACCAATAGGAATTGTAATAATCGTGACTGTGCCATCTGCTTCCGTAATTTTAAGTGTTAAAAAATCTCCATCTGTACTGTATTCTATTGTGTTGCCTTCTAATGATATGATCCCTGAATCTGAAGGAGTTTCACCAAATAGATTGGCAATAAGCTGTCTACTTAGTTCTGCATAGACTCGTGACTCAAAATTACGAATAAAACGCTGTACTGTAGAATTTTCTTTATCTCGTTCAGCTTCTTCTATAGCAGCTTTTAGTTCGTCTTTAATAGTTTGCTTACGATTAAATTCTTGGTTCTCAATAGTAAGGTAATGACTAGAGGTATTAACACCATTAAATGATGGAGACTTAAACTTGTGTGTAATTTGATCTGCTTTAATGTTTATACTAATAACTCCTACTATTAATATAAAAGCTATAACAACAAGAACTTTTAATAAAAAATTTTCTTCGTTTTTATCCTTCTTGCTTAAATTCTTTTTCCCCATTTTCTTTCTCCTGATTACTTCTTAACTCAATAACTGTATCTAATTTTTGTTGTAATCTTATAATATCATTATCTAAAACTCTTATTCTGTCAATTAAGGCTATAAGTGTTACAGAAGCTTCAGATAATTTTTTTTTGATATTGTTAGTAATAAAACCCCATATAAAATAAATCATATAGAGTAATCCAACAGTAGCTACTATAGGAAAGCCATAGTCTGATATAGCTTGTGCAATGCTCATTAGTCTCTTCTAGCGTCTTCTTTGCCGTTAGCTCTAGCTATCCTGT